CCGCGCAAGTCGGGCAAGCCGACGTATCTCGTCGAGGTCGATCGCTCGAAGCTCACGAAGAAGCCGGATGGCTACTACGAGACGAAGGCAGGCGAGGGACTCGCGCACGAGCACGTGCGCGGCGTGTGGAAGTTCGAGGCGAACGACAAGGGCGAGGTCGTCGCATCGCGCGTGTCGAAGGCCGCTCCGAAGATCAGCGTGGACATCCACGACTCGCATCACGGGCAGGACGACGGCACGGTGCGCACAGACGGCGGCAAGCTCGACTTCTCGATCTATCAAGGGCGCGCGCACATCCGCATGGTCGAGTCGTCGCGCAAGCGCGCAGGTGTTGGCCGCGCGCTCGTGAACCGTCTCGCCGAAGAGGTGGGCGGCTACGACAAGATCGATTGGGGGATGATGACGCCAGACGGCGTGGCGTTGCGCGATGCGCTCGATCGCGAGCACGGCTTCGATCGTACGGAGATCCCGATCGACGCGAAGAAGGTCGTGAACGAGCACGAGGGCAAGCTGCTCTCACACGAGGATGGGCGACACGAGAACACGCAGCGCGTGTACGTCGAGTTCGATTCACCCGAGCGCGCGCAGAAGTTCGTCGCCAAGGTGCGCGAGATGAACAAGCACAACGAGGACGCGACCGAGCCTGACGTGCAAGAGATGGACGGCAAGGCGTGGGTCGAGGCGGAGATCCCAACGGCGATCCCGAAGCGGCTCACGAAGTCGCAGCGCTTCGTGATCCCGCTCGTCGGCAAGGCACGCAAGCTCCACAAGCGGCGCGTGTTCGGCGGGCTCTCGATCAGCGTCGAGACGCGCAAGGGAGCGAAGCGTCACTGGCACGACCCGCACTCCGGCGAGTCGGGCTCGACGACGATGCTGCACGACTACGGCTACATCCGCGGCTCGATGGGCAGTGACGGCGACCATGTGGACGTGTACGTCGGTCCGCACGAGGACGCGACGCACGCCTACGTGATCGACCAGATGAGGAAGCCCGACTTCAAGAAGTTCGATGAGCAGAAGGTGATGCTCGGCTTCAAGAGCGCCGCGTCCGCGAAGAAGGCGTACCTCGCGCACTACAACGACGCGCGCTTCTTCGGGTGCATGAACGCGATCCCGTTCGCGGAGTTCGCGACGAAGGTGCTCGCGACGAAGGACGCAGCGATGAAGGTCATCACGAAGAAGAGCATCCCACTCGGCGGGCTCACGCTCTTGCTCAAGAGCGCGATGCCGAAGAGCGGCGGATGGCAGCCGATCCCCGGAGGCAAGCACGGAGGATGGCGTCGCTGGCGCGGCGGCAAGTGGGAGTACGACTACGGCACGCGCGAGAGCGGCGAGCACAAGCCGACGCACGATCACACGAAGTGGAAGTCGAAGGAGCAGTTCTCCGAGGAGGACTACCGCGAAGGCCGCTTCGACTACGACCCGCTGCACTGGCACCCGCGCGAGCACGCGGGCGGCGAGCACCGCGCGTGGGTCACTGGTGGCGTGGACCCGCACTCCCTCGCTCCGGTCAAGACGGGCGGGCGCATCGACAAGCTCTACCAGATCGAGAACCCCGAAGAGGACCGCGGCTTCGCGTTGCTGCGCGACCTCGCGACGGGCGAAGCGGTGATCATGCAGCACAACCGCATCTACGCGGTCGAGCACGATCCGCTCAAGTACAAGACGCTCGCGAAGCCCGAGAAGGAGCGCTGGGATCCGACGACGGGGCGCACGGTGCGCGCAGCGACGGGCAAGGGCCCGTCGTTCGAGGGCTCGCAAGCCGACAAGGAGAAGCAGCCGGGGCTCTACGCGATCGAGAACGGCGTCTACCCTGTGAAGGCAGTCTCGCGCCTCGAACCGGGCACCGAGCAGAAGGAGAAGCCCGTCGTCACGCTCGCAGTGACGGACCACGGCAAGACGTTGCTCGTCTCCGAGTTCAAGGGGCTGATCGAGAGCCGCGTGAAGAAGTATCAGCGCGCGTACGGCGTGAAGGATGTGTACGAGCGCAACGACCGCGGCGCGCGTGCGACGAACGTCACGCAGCGCGAACTCGCGCAGGCTGGCGTCGAGGGACTGCTCGTCGCGATCGAGAAGTACCAAGTGAACAAGCCGTTCGCGGCGCACGTGACGCACTACGTGCAGAACTACATCCGCCTCGCGTGTGCCCGCGAGCGTGCGGGCGGCATTGAGCTACCGGACACGCATGCGAGGAACCTCTCGAAGTACCTCGCGGCGCGCGCGGAAGCGTCGCACGCGCTCGACAAGGAGAACCCGACACCCGAAGAGGTGCTCCCGTACTTCAAGCTGCTCAAGCGGCACGTACATCCGAACCTCGACGCGGCGGAGGGCAGCACGCCCGTGCCGATGGAGAGCTACCGACTCACGGCGCACGAAGAGAAGGACGCGAAGGCACGCGAGGTGATCGAGCGCGAGCGTCGTCGCCTCATGGAGAGCATGCGAGCGTCGAAGAAGGCGGGGCACGCAGTCAGCGAGAGCGACAAGGAGAAGGTCGCGAAGCTCGACGAAGCGCTCACGAAGCTCGACGACAAGAAGATGCGCGACACGGAGACGCGTCCAGGCAGGCGCGAACTCGCCGAGTTGTACGACTCGTTCCTCACGGGCGCGTCGAGCCCATCCGATATCTTCGATCTCGAAGAGGGCTTCGCGTTCCCCGGTGTCGAGGTGGGCGCAGGTCTCGACCCTGCCGAGCGCGTGCTCGTGCGCCGCTCGACGCAGCGCGTGCTCGACGAGATGAAGGACTTCCAGATCACGTCGGAGGGTCGCAAGAAGATCACCTACTCCGCCGACGTGGGCGAGATGATCGCGCAGCGACTCGGGCTGCGCGGCGACGGCGAAGAGCGCACGACGGCGGAGATCGCGCGCGACGTGCCCATCCACGCGAACGGCAAGCCGCTCGCGCTGCGACAGGCGCAAGAGATCGCGGAGACGATGATCGAGCGCGGGCTCGCACACGTGCGCTCGAAGCTCGCCGACCACGACGACGTGACGAACGCGTCGCTGATCTTCGGTCGCGCTGCCGAGAAGCTCACGCCGCAACCGCGCGCGGTACCTGGCCCGACGTGGACCGAGATCGTGAGTACGCGAGCGCAGAACGTGACGCCTACGCAGATCGCGGAGTGGCGCTCGACCGAGCGTCGCCGTCTCTCCGGCATCGCGGAGCGCATTCGAGCGCGCGCGGAGTATGAGCACGACGCAGCGTCGCGCGAGAAGCAGCACGCGCTCGCGCGAGACACGGATGCGGCAGCGTCGCGTGTCGCGCAGATCGACGAGAGCGAGATCCGCATGAAGATCGCGAGCGCGGTCTCTCCCGAGACGGCGGAGATGCGCGCGCTCGCGACGCGCTCGGTCGCGATCGAGGGCGAGTACCGCGGCTACGAGCGCACGACGACGCTCATGCCGATCACGGACATCCGCACGGGCGAGTCGCGCATGGCGCGCGTGCGCTCGCTGCGCGACCTGCGCGACCCCGAGGAGCTTCCGACGGGCGAACTCGGGCTGCGCAAAGCACGCTCGCGCGTCACGACCGGGATGGTCCGTGAAGCGCTACACTACCCGCGCACCATGCTACTGCTCACCTCGCCCAAGGGGTTCGCGAGTGCGCCGACGAAGGCGCGCGCGGCATTGGAGCGACTCACGCTCGGAGACTTCGGATGAATCGCAAGCAGGCAGCGCAGCACGTGTTCCACGTCGCGAAGATGGCCGGTGGCTCCGCCGAGCACGCGTTCGACCTTCGTCGTCGCGACGACGGTGGTATCGGGATCAGCAACGTGAAGATCCCTCTCAGCGCAGCCGAGCGCACGCTGCTCTTCGCGCACTTCGGCGCGTCGCTCGTCGCGCGCGATGGGACTCTCAAGGACGGGATGTTCGTCGAGCACCTCACGCCGCGCGAGCCCGGCACGCCCGAGCACTTCCTCGCTGCGGTGCACCGACTGCCGCCGCCCTTCACCCTCATCGCCGTGGAGAACTGAGATGGCCTTCGTCGTTCCGTTGCGTCGCCTCGGCATCGCGCCCGAGGTTCTCTCGAAGGCGATCTCGCCGGGCTTCTCGCGTGGCGAGGTGGGCCCGCGCGCGCAGCACAAGTACGTGAAGCGCGAGTTCATCGGCTTCAAGGACGGCAAGCGGCTCTTCCGCTACTGGTACGCCGACGACGTGGCGCGCGAGCGCGCGGAGAAGGCAGCGACCGGTGAGGAAGCCGAGCACTACACGATCGAGACGATCCACAAGTTCTACGAGCACCTCGCGAAGAACCGCGTGAAGCCGTCGGAGGTCACGGAGGAAACGCTCCGCGCGATCCTCGGCGTCGAAGAGGTGCCCGTCGAGGTGCGTGCGTCGTTCCTCAAGAGCTACCACGCGCCGTTCATCCTGAAAGAGCGCGAAGCGGCGTTGAAGAAGAGCGGTGGCTACGACCCGCCGCGCTACCCGTTGCAGCGCGCACACCGCGCGTTCCAGATGATCCCCGACGCGATGCGCCTCGCGCTCGGCGACTCGCTCAGGAAGGTCGTGATCGCGAACCGCAGCGATCCCGACATCATGCAGATGTACGCGGGCGATGATGAGGACGGCAAGCCGAAGCGACGCCCCGCGGGCTTCTACGATCGCGAGAAGGGTGCCATCTTCCTGCTCGCGGATGGGTCGAGCGAGTTCGGCTCGCTCGACGGGCCGGGCGCGGAGACGACGTTCATCGAAGCGAAGGGATGGCCCCGCTTCGGCAGCCCGTTCACGTGGACCGAAGAGGTCGTGTGGCACGAGGCAGCGCACGCGCTGCACGACGTGTTCATCAAGGGCAACGACGACCAGAAGAAGGTCTGGAAGGACTGGCTCGAACTCGAACAGGTCGAAGCAGTGCGCGTGTCCGACTACGCGTACGGTCCTCCCGACAACCCGCGTGCAGGCCCCTTCGAGGATTGGGCGGAGAGCATCGCGTGCCTGATCTCGCATCCGAAGCAACTCGCGATTCAGTGCCCCAAGCGCTACGCGTTCCTGCGCGAGCACGTCATTCCCGGCCCGTCGATCGAGGAGATCAAGGCCACGCCCGATGAGGCTCTCGCGTGGTGGGACGCGCAGCCGACGACGAAGGCTGCGAAGCTGCTCGCCGCGAGTCGTCGTCACGAGGGAGGTCCGCCGAACTACGCGGAGGCGTTCCACAGCGACAAGGATCAGTTCTACTCGCTCATGGTGGACGGCCGTTCGATCTTCATGAGGATGGGCCCCGCCGACAAGGAGCAAGAGAAGGGCTGGGTTCCGATCCCCGAGACGATCGATCCCGAGACGGGGCTCCCCGTGTTCGATGCGGCGACTGCGCTTCGCTGGAAGGCCGCAGAGGGCTTCAAGGAAATCTACGACGAGCACGGCACGCCGCTCACGAACGAGCAGGCGTTGCTCTACCTGCGTCAGAACGACAAGGACTTCTCCGACAAGCAGCCCGAGGTCGAAGGCTGGGATGGGAAGTTCGACGCGACCGACAAGCTCTCGTACCAGATATACATCGCGCTCGGGCAGAGCACGGGCACGTTCGAGGAAGAGCGCGCACGCGTGCGTGAGGCGCGCTCGACGCCGCGCGAGAAGCTCGTCTCGAACGCGGAGTCGAAGCTCAAGCGTGCCGTGAAGGCGGGCGCGAAGGGCGACGAGACGCCCGCGGAGTACGAAGAGCGGCTCGCGGGCATTCGTGACGAGATCGAGACGCTCAAGAGCGGCAAGGGCGACCCCGCCGCCGTCAACCGGCACAAGTACGCGCCACATCCTCTCTCGAAGGAGGACTTCGAGCGCATCACGCCGACGTTCAAGTTCACGAAGGTCGCGAAGGCGGAGGTGCAGCCGCACGTGCGCCGCGTGTGGGACCGCGCATCGAAGAAGTGGGCAGCGAAGATCGGGAAGGACCCCGTGACGGGCAAGGACGCGCCCGTGCTCACGCGCACGCTCTACGAGATGCCGAACCCCGACGGCACGCGCACCGTGATCCCGGTGAACTCGCAAGAGCCGTTCGAGGTGGGGCAGATCATCGCGGTGCCGCAGACGATCACGAAGCTCACGAAGCGCGGCGTGAAGTCGCTCGAACAGGCGTGGATCAAGTACAAGATCAACGCGGATGGGACGCTCACGCCGCAAGAGAAGCGCACCAGCTACACCGAGGTGGACGGCAAGCGGAAGCGCGTCACCTCGGAGTGGCCGACGATCAAGTACACGAGCGTCGATGCGGTGAAGCTCGCTCGCGACTGCGGCACGAACGTCGAGAAGCTGCTCGAACGGAACGGCCGCTACGCTGCCGGGCAGATCACCGACCCGATGCTCGCGTCGCTGATCAACCCGAGCGGTCAGCGCATCCGCAACGAGGGCGACCTCGCGGAACTCATGCGCAAGGCTGCGAAGGAGCGCACGAGCACGTGGATCACCGTGCAGGGTGAGGGCTCGGACCCCGAGAACCCGACCTTCGCGCACGTGAAGATGACCTTCGACGGCGGCGGCAACCCGCTGCTCGCGGGCGAGTATTGGAACCGACAACTCGGTCTCTCGCACGGCGACCAGGCGCGCACGGACGCGCTGCTCGACGCAGAGGGGAAGATCCAGATCGAGAGCGTGCGCGAGGTGAAGCCGCGCAAGCTCGACTTCTACGTTGGCGGGCCCGCGCGCTACCGCGACCTCAAGACCGGCCACCTGATCTACGGCATCATCTCGAAGATCGACGAAGAGAAGGACGAGGACGGCACGCCCACGGGCAAGCGCATGTTCACCGTCTCGCCGATCAAGGGGCAGGGTCACGGCTTCACGAAGCGGCAGACGATCTCCGAGGAGAAGGCGCAGCAAGCGCTCTCGTCGATCGACGTGGACAACATCCGCCGCACGCGACGCAACGTGCATCCGCTCAAGTCGCACCTCTTGCTCTACGCCGACAACCTGCGGATCGGCGCGGACGGCACGCTGCGCGGCGCGACGATCCGCGTGAAGCTCCCGTCGGACGGATCGATCTCGTGGGAAGAGGTGCACCGTCTGCCTGCGATGCGGATGGACTCGAAGGGCATGATCACGGTCGATCTCAAGAACGTGAACCTGCTCCGCGACGTGTTCGGCGGCTTCGTGATGGACAAGTACGTCAACCGTCTGCTCGAAGCCCAGCAACGCGCCGAGAAGGTCACGGTCGAGCGCGCGTCGCGTACGGATGTGATCGCGACGACGCAACTGATCGCGCCCGATGGTGGCGTGAACGTGAACTCGAACGAGGGCGGTCTGCTCAAGGGGCTGCGCGAGTTCACGCCCGACGGCAAGCGCTTCAAGCTCGGCTCGCACCAGGAAGAGTTCCTGCGCTTCGCTGCACGCGCGCAAGGTCGCTGCATGGCCGCGCACTTCATGGGCACCGGCAAGACGGTGAGTGCCATCGCGGCGATCCAGATGTTCAAGAACGCGAAGAAGGAGGATGGCACTCCGATCGCGGGCGCACCGAAGAAGCGCGTCGCCGTCGTCGTGCCGCTCAACACCGCAGCGCAGTGGGAAGCCGCTGTCCGGTACTACACCGATCGCCCCGTCACGCTGATCGGTGCACCGTCGCTGCCGAACTCGCAGCAAGCGTACAACCCCGACAGTTGGCCTTCCGACGCGAAGGGTGAGGGCCCCGAGGCGGAGGCTGCCGCGGAGGCAGCGCGCAAGGCGTGGCTCGCGGAGAACCCGCGAGGCTGGGATCCCGAGCGCGACAAGGACACGGAGATCGTGATCATCCCGTGGCAGTACTTCCAGAAGAACGAGCGCGACCTTCGCCAGCACGGCGACTTCGACGGCATCATCGTGGACGAGGCGCACGGCTTCGCGAAGGAGAGCGCGCGCTCGAAGGTGCTCGACTCGTGGAACCCGAACATGGAGATGATGCTTCTCCTCACGGGTACGCCGATCACGAACAAGCTCGACGACCTCCCGCGCTACCTCGATCTGCTCTCGAACGGCAAGAGCCCGCTCGGTACGCGTGAAGAGTTCGCGGAGCGCTTCCTCGTGAAGAGCGCCGCGCTGCGCGCGAATGGCAGCAAGAGCGCGGCGCTCACCGACCTCAACCCGAACCGCGCGAACGAACTCGGCGGCATCCTCTCCGCGTACCTGCACGTCGCGAACAGCGAAGACGTGAAGGGCAAGACGATGCCTGCGGTGCTGCTCGACGAGAACCAGCCCGCGCACATGATCGGCGTGCAAGAGCGCGTCTACCGACTCGCGATGGCAGCGCTCAACAGTGCGGATGTCGAGAAGCTCGAACAACTCGGAGTGCTCGGGCTCGACGAGAAGAGCGTCTTCCGCGGCAAGGACGGTGACAAGGCTCGCCGCAAGGTGAACATCGCTCGCGCGTTCGCGAACTCGCCCGGCTACAAGCCGCCGAACGACGAGAAGTTCGTCACGTGGATCCAGACCGACGAGGGTAAGGTCAACAAGAAGACCGGCGAGGTCGAGATCAAGGAGACGAAGCACGTTCTCGAACTCCCGAGCTTCAAGCGACTCACCGCGGCAGTGGCGGATGGTGGCTTCGACGGCAAGTGGCCGAACAAGGCCAGCGTGCGCAAGGGGAACATTCACCTCGGCGAGTACGAGGCGTTCGTGTTCCACATCGGGAACATCCTCGGCGTGGACTACGAGAAGAAGCTCGCGGGCAAGAAGGTCAGCGGCGCGCTGCTCGATCAGATCAGCAAGGGCAACGTCAACGGGAAGAAGTGGGGCACCGTCGAGAACGTCGAGTACGGTCCCGAGGGCGCGATCTCTCGCGGCTGGATGGACGACGGCGGCGAGCACCACGAGATCGAGATCGAGTTCGAGGGCGAGAAGATCACGATCCCGTCGTCGCTGCGCTTCATCCGCGACCCCAAGCGCAGCGCGCAGGGCGTCTACTACCACGAGAAGGATTGGGACTTCACGACGAAGTTCGGCACAGGTGTCGAAGAGGACGAAGAGGACGAGTCGGAGGACGAAGAGGACGACTCGGGACCGAGCGAGGACGACAGTGCCTACGGGCCGACCGGCGGGCTGATCGTCGGCGGCGTCGAAGAGACGCTCGAAGATCACGCGATGGAGATCGTCGCGGGCGGCGATGGGCACATCACGCCGAAGGAAGCGATGAAGCGCGCGAAGGCGGAGCGCGCTGCGGTGCTGCGTCGTCGTGAGGCGCGGAAGAAGAAGATCGCTGCGGGCGTCGCCGTCGAGGAAGAGGGCGGCGAGAGCGGCGAGAAGAAGAAGAAGGGCTACAAGCCTCTCTTGCTGAACGGCAAGGAGTACGACCCGTCGATCCAGCGCTCGCCCTTCCGGCGTCGCGAGCGCGCGATGTTCGACGCGGTGCTCACGACGCAGAACGCGAAGTGCGACGAGATGGAGCGCTGGATCAAGCAGAACACCTCAACCAAGACGGGCGGGCACGAGGATCAACAGTTCATCCTCTTCGGCAACCGCGTCGGATCGTCGTGCCGCACGATGGAGTCGAAGCTGCGCGCGATGGGCTACATGGACGTGAACGAAGCGCTCGGGAACGAAGACCGCGGCTACTCGAACGACGCGGACAAGGCGCGCAAGCCCAAGACCGGGAAGTACTTCGTCACCTACTTCGGCAAGAGCGCGAACCTCGGTGATCGCGATCTCAACTCGGAGATTTTCCGCAAGGTGAAGGACCCGACGGGCCGCGACACGGACACGAGCATGTTCGTGCATCGCTGCCTCACCGGCAGCGTGGGCAAGCCTCCCTCGATCGATGAAAAGACGGGCAAGGCTCCGTTCGTCGAGGGATGGAGCCCGACGGAGCGCACGCGCATCATGCAGATGTTCGCGGGCTCGGGTCCGAAGGGCGCGCTCGAAGCGCCCATCCGCGTCACGAAGCGCATCGTCAATGGCGAAGAGCGCTTCATGTACGTGTACGAATCGAGCATGACTGCGGGCGAGCGGAAGCAGATCAAGGATCTCGAAGCGAAGCAGATCGTCGCGACCGACCTCGATCAGAAGAAGCACTACGAGAACCTGCTCACGCAGGTGTTCGAGCGACACCTCACCGAGAAGCCCCCGCTCACGCAGAAGCAGATCGACGTGTTCAACAGGTGCCAGTTCATGGTCGCGAGCGACGCTGCGCAGGTCGGTCTGAACTGGGGCAACGCGAGCAAGCTCGGGATGTACGATTCGCTGCACTCGCCGATGCAAGAGTGGCAGCGCATCACACGCGCAGCACGAATGCTCGACGCTGCGATCCCCGACGCAGCACGCCCGCTCTTCGCCAAGCTCGACAAGAAGATCCGCGAACTCGAACTCGACGGCGCAGCGAAGCGGCTCAAGGCGACCGGCATGACGGACGCGGCCATCCAGGCGATGAAGGACCGCGGCGAACTGACGCACGACACGGCATCGCGCGCGGGCTTCATGGAGTACGACGGGCTCGACGCTGCGATGCCTCTTGTGCAGGAAGCGTGGGACTCGCTCGATCCCACCGAGCGCAACAACGCGATGCAAGCGCTCACGAACTCGAAGAACGCGGCATCTCACAACCCGATCGCTGCGGCGGAGGCGTACTTCGCGAACCGCGCGCTCGAACGGATCCGCGAACTGCGTCCGCTGATCACGGCGGAACTCAAGCAGCGCGGGCGCGCGCTCCCGCCGCAGCAAGTCGCGCAGGACGACGGCACCGTCAAGGAGGTGCAGCGCATTCTCAAGCCCGAGGAGATCACGACGAGCGACGTGACGAACGAGATCGTCGAGAAGCACCTCACCGACTTCGAGAGGATGTTGCTGCGCTCGCGCAAGTACCTCGTGGACGTGAAGCGCTTCACGACGAGCGTGAACATGCCCGTCATGGAGAAGCAGAAGGATCCCGTCACGGGCAAGACCATGATGGTGCCCACCGACGAGATCGTGCCCGAGGCTCCCGCGAAGGCGGAGCTTTCGCAGATGACCTCGGGACGCGCGAAGATGGCCCCGTACGAGTACATGATGGATGTGACTCAGAAGGGTCTGCTCCCGCGCACGAACTACGATCACCTCGCAGTGAGCGCGTCGTCGCTCGCGTGCTTCTCTTCGACGGCGAGCCCCACTCCGGTGAAGGCGAAGCCGCCGAAGATCCGCGCAGCGGCAGCGCGCCCTGCGATCCCGCCGCCCGGTCCCCCGGTCGAACCCGCGCCGCTCTCCGAGTGGAAGAAGAAGAAGATCGCCGCGTTCGAGAAGTACATGGAGAAGCGCGAGGCGCAGAAGGCGAAGCTCGCCGCGCAGAAGGTGAAGTGGGACGCGGCGTACAAGAAGAAGCTCGCGAAGAAGCGCAAGGAGGCGGCGAAGAAGGCCGCGGCTACGCGTGCAGCGAAGAAGGGCACGCCCGAGAAGATCAAGAAGGGCTTCATGGTGCCGCTGAACACGTTCCTCTTCGGAGCGAGTCGGCGGGGGGAGGCGTGAGATGAAGGCTCTCTACGCGTTCATGGGCAACGGGCTCACCGACGAGATCATCGAGAAGGGACTCGACCTCGGCTACTTCAAGGATCTGCCGAACGCATCGGCAGCGACGAAGGCACTCGACTACGTGAGTGACCCGAGCTTCATCGCGACCATCGCGCCGAAGCACACCGAGAAGGAGATCGCGGACCTCAAGCGTGCGGTCTACCGCGCGTGCGTCGCGCACGGCGTCCCGCTTCCATCACGCTGCGTGATCGAAGCGCGCCTGCTCGACGTGATCGTCCCCTGATCATGACGACGCCTCTCGACTGCCCGCACTGCGGCAAGCAGTTGTTCCGCGCGAGCAAGGATGGCTCGCGCGTGAAGGCGCGCACGGCCATCCTCGTGCTGCACAAGGCGGGCGACGTAGAGATCAACTGCCCCGAGTGCCATCGCGGCGTGCTCGTGCCGCTCGTCGCGAGCAGCGCTCCGATCACGCTCCGCAAAGCGGATGCGCCTAAGCTCGTCGTGACTCGCAGACCCGGCGCTTGACACGGGACGCGTGCGTCGCGCATAACATCCCTCACTGGCCCGCCTAGCAAGGCACGAGGGGCGCGAGACCGAGAAGGTCCGCGCCCCTCTCGCGTTTCGGCACCACGATGGAACTCGGCACGGACATCCTCACGCGACGCGGCGACTTCCGCTTCGAGACTGACTGCGAAGTCTTCTCGAAGTCGGATGGGTCCGATCACGAGCGTCGCATCGGTGGGATCTGCACGACCGATGATCTCGATCGACAGGCCGAAGTGATCTTGCAGGACGGGCTCGACTTCGCGCCGTTCCTCAAGAGCGGATGGTTCAACGACAACCACGACCCGAGCACCGACGCGCTCGTCGGCTACCCCACGACCGCGCAGTACCGGCAACTCGGTCTGCGCAAGGGCTGGTACGTCGAGGGCTACTTGCTCAAGGGCTCGCCGCGCGCCGACGCGATCTGGATGCTCGCGAACGCGTTGCAGAAGACCGACCGTCGTCTCGGCTTCTCCGTCGAGGGCGCGGTCGCTGCGCGCGACGCTGCGAACCCGCTCACCATCCGCAAGGCAGTCGTGCGCGAGGTCGCGATCACCCGCTGCCCGGTGAACGCGAGCACCGCACTGCACGTGCTCGCGAAGTCGCTCTCCGCTGGTGCCGCGGTGCCCGTGCCCACGACGCCCGTGACGGGCGACGGCGCAGGTCGCGTGATCGCGCGACGCAGCGTCGAAGCGGACGCGCAGGGCAGCGTGGACCCGCTCAAGAAGAAGCGTCGCAAGAAGAACGGTGCGCCGCTCTCGGAGATGGAATCTCGACTGGTCGAGAAGGCGGAGCGCGGCGAGCCGATCTCGCGAGGTGAGGCGAGTGCACTACTTCGTGTGCTCGCGCCTGGCCTCTCGCAGAAGCAGGCAGACGCGATCACCGACTACCACTTCCGCTATCGAGCGTGAACGAAGGACGAAGGAGAGATCAGATGAGCAACGCGGCAACGACCCTCGATACCATGCAGGCATCGCTCGACGAACTGCTCAAGGCAGCGGATGCGCACGGCACGATGCGCAAGGCGATGGGCGGCGTGGACATCGACACCTACGGGCACACGGACGAGCGTGGCAAGACCTCGGGCGGCTACGCCGAGGCGAGCGACGCGGGCAAGGGCGTCGATCTCTCCGACGAGGCGATCGTCGGCAAGATGAGCGAGGTCGGCCTCAACGCGATGCAGGCGTCCGCGCTGCTCGGCTTCATGAAGCAGAACGGCATGATGGGCCGCGCCGACGGCGAGAGCGGCGGCAACTTCTTCGACCACGAGCGCCCGTCGCCGACCGGCAAGATGAAGGGCAAGGCGGGCGGCCCGCCGATGCCGCCCTTCAAGGGAGCGGCCGACGACGACATGGACGAGGACGAGGGCGACGAGGACGAGGGCGACGAGGACGAGATGCCGCAGGTCGGCAAGCGCGGCATGCGCAAGTCGTTCTCCGACGACTTCTCCGCCGACTCCGACATCGCCGAGACGGTGGATGTGTCGCCGTTCCTCGAAGCGGTCACGGCACGCACCGTCGATGCGCTCGACTCGCTCAACAAGTCGATGCGCCGCAGCGAGCGGAAGCAGGGCGAGGTCAACGCTGCGATGGCAGGCGCGATGTACCAGATGGGCACGCTGCTCAAGTCGCAGTCGCGCGTCATCGACGCGCTCTCGCAGCGTCTCGGGCTCGTCGAGCGTCAGCCCGCGCCCGCGCGTGGCGCGGTCACGCTCTCCGGCGCGCAGGCGATGCAGAAGTCGCTCTTGGGCGGCGGCGCGGGCAGCACGCTCAAGAAGAGCGAGATGCTCTCGACGCTCTCCTACATGCGCATCGAGAAGGGCATGAAGGAGATCAACGGCCGCGCGATCGGCGACGTGATCTACGCCTTCGAGGGCGGTGGGATCATCAACCCTGAGGACGCCTCGACGATCGAGCGCTTCCTCACCACGCATCCGGCCGAAGCGCAGAAGGCCAAGACGTTCGCCTGATCGGCGCGCGACGAACAGATCGAGAACACGAGAAGAGGAGACACGAACATGATGAGCAGCTTCGTCAGCGCGGCCCACTACCGCGACTTCCAGGGAGGCTGGGGCACGTCCTCGCCCGACGAGATCGCCGAGCTTCGCAAGGCACTCTTCGCGGGCGACAGCGTGAACGACCCCGGCGTGTCGCCCGGTCAGGGCTTCCCGCTGCGCACCGAGTCGCTCGAAGCGACCCTCAAGAACCTCACCTTCGAGATGGACGAGATCAAGCTCTTCAAGAGCATCCCGAAGGTGCCCGCGTTCAACACCGTCGAGGAGTACAACCGGCTGCTCTCCTACTCGAACGGCGGCGCGCGCCAGTTCGATCTCGGGTGGATGAGCGAAGGCGATCTCCCCGACGAGCAGGACAGCACCTATCAGCGCGTCACGGTGCTCATGAAGTTCCTCGGCGTCGTGGGTCGCGTGACCCACGTCGCGAGCGTCATTCGTCCCGCCCACGGCAACGTGGTCGCGATGGAGACGATGAACAAGACGATGTACATCCTCCAACAGTTGGAGAACGCGCTGTTCTTCGGCGACTCGTCGATCTTGCCGGAGCAGTTCGACGGGCTCTACACGCTGATCCGTCAGGGTGCGCCCGACAACGAGATCGATCTCCGTGGGCAGCCGCTCACCGAGGATCTCATGAACGACGTGCTGCTCCGCATCCGCGACAACTTCGGCACCGCGACCGACTTCTACTCGGCGACGGGTCCGTTCGGCGACCTCGCGAAGCAGGTCTACGACCGTCAGCGCTTCGGCATCGCGCCGCAGCCCGGCGTGCTCGGCGCGACCGTCTCGGCCTTCCAGGGGCAGCACGGGCGCATCAACCTGCACGACTCGATCTTCATCCAGCCCGGCGGCCTCGCCGTCGTGGCGGGTGTGGGGCTCGTGTCGAAGCGCCCCGGTCTGCCGACGATCAGCGTCGCTCCCGCGGCGGCACCGAGCGCGCTCTCGCAGTTCGCTGCGGGCGACGCGGGCACGTACATCTACCAAGTCGTCGCAGCGTCGCGCTACGGGCGCAGCGCTCCGGTGACGAGCGCTGCGGTCGCGGTCGTCGCGGGTGACGCCGTGACGTTCACCGTCACCGACGCGGGCCCCGGCACCTCGTACTACGAGGTCTATCGCACCGCGCCCGGTGGCGCGGCAGGCACGGCGAAGCTCATCACGAAGATCGCTCGCACGGGCGCGTCGCAGGTCATCACCGACCTCAACGCGGATCTCCCCGGCACCTCGAAGGCGTTCGCGCTCATGCAGAACCAGCGGTCGTTCTCGTGGTCGCAGCTTCTTCCGATGACGCGCATCCCGCTCGCGACGATCGACACGTCGATCCGCTGGGCGCAGGTGCTCTACGGCGGCGTGAAGGTCTACACGCCCGCGAAGAACGTCGTGCTCAAGAACGTCGGTCGCGCCGCGGGCTCGCTGCCCTGACGTGACGACGAGATGATCCTCGCGGAGTGAACGCGCCCACCCCCCGCAAGCGCTGACACTCCGCGAGGGTCGCTACACAGCGACCCACTGCAAGGAGATCGAGATGGCTTCCATCGCACCGACACTGCCCTCGCGCTCGCGCACCCGCACCGGGCGCATCGTGCGCTACTTCCCCACGGCAGCCGAGGCTGCGGTGGATGGCGCGGGCCCGTACGCCGCGCAGATCAGCGAGGTCAACTCCAACGGCAGCGCGGACCTGATCCTCGCGAAGCCCGTCTCGGGTGCCGCGGCGAAGGCGAGCGTGAGCAAGGGGAACCTCCCCGGCACGTTCGACTTCTTCGGGATCTGATCAGCGCGCTCGAATCGCGCTACGATGCGGGCGAGCGGGCACCTAGCTCGCTCGCCCGTTTCGTTTCGGAGGATCTCGAATGCGGATCAGGAACACGACCTACGCCAGCACGCCGATCAACACACGCCTCGGCGTCTTCACGCCCGACGCGCAGGGCATCCTCGACGTGCCCGAGGACGCGGCGAAGCTCCTCTGCTCGCTCGCGAACTTCGTCTCGCTCGAACGCACGCCGCGCGTGCTCGCGTTCGTGGAACCCTCTCCGCCGCCCGTGGAGCCCGTAGGAACCGCGGACACGCTGCCGCCCTCCCACGAGCCGCCCGAGCCGCTGCCGCCCGTCCTGGACGTTCCTGCGGCCCCCGAGGTCGAGTCGAGCCCTGCCGACGACGTTGCCGTCGTCTCATCGCGCGCCCGCAAGGGACCGCGCCCCAAGTCTTCGTGAGGTGAACCGTGGCCGCGATCCCCGACGACCTGCTCGACTTCTACCAGAACGACCTCGGCCCCGCGCAGAAGCTCGCGCTCGCTGGCGCGAGTGTAGCGACGCCCAAGCTCTTGCCGGGGAAGTACCTCGTGCAGTTCACGGGGCTCGGCGCGAACACGGCGTGGCTTCGCGCGGGACCGCACGGCCCGACACCGGTCGTGGCGGTTGCGGATGTGCCCAGCACGCCGTTCGTCGCCGCGTCTCCGCCGATCGAGATCGACGTGAGGCGCGGGCACAACGATCAGTTCGCCGCGATCATGAGCGCGGGAACCGGCACGATGTTCCTCACGCCGCGCTCGCGCGTGCCGAAGGCAGGGTGACGCGATGACGAATCCTCGACTTCTCACCGGCAACGCCGAAGCGATCGTCAACGACGGCAGCGTGCCCATGAGCGGCCCGTTCGCGATGCGCGGCAACCGCATCACCGGACTCGGCGCACCGCTCTCGCCGACCGACGCAGCGCGCCTCATGGACGCAGGCGGCGGTGGCACGGGAGTCGGCGAGTTCATCCACGCCGACTTCGGCACGCAGGATGAAGCGCAGGGGCGCTACGTCGGCACGCAGGGCTGGATCGATCTCATGGCGAAGCTCGCCACGCTCCAACTCGGCGCGGCTCCCCGCGTGAGGTGCGCGTACCTGGGGACGCCGTTCGTCGTGCCCTCCACCGGCATGCCACCCAACGGATGGGACATGCGAGGCGGGGTGCTGACGAGCTTCTACGGCTCGACAGGATCGGTCGTGCTCGACATCCCGCCGGGCGTGAAGCTCGACAACCTGTTCGGCATCGGCTCCGGGGCGATCGGCGGCGAAGGGGCAATCGTGCTCAAGATCGCCCCGCCTCCCGGCGACTCGGTTCTCAACTTCTCCGCACTCCCACCGAGCGCACCGTGGATCTTCCAGATCGCAGGCGGCTGCGGCGTCGATCACTCGACCGACACGGGTCGGCTCATCAAGGGCGACGACACGTTCCGCACGATCGTGCTCTCGGCCTTCCAGCCGCAGCAGAACACAGGCATCTTCCCGCCTGCCGTCGCGCCTCTCGTGCAGGCCGGGAACACCGACAGTCTCGTGCTCGTCCAGATGGGGTTCAACGGGCTCCCGAATGACGTGGCGGACGGTGGCGGCCCCGGCTCGGCCCTCGTCATGATCTTCGACGCAAGCTCGAACCCCGACTCTGGCGACATTCCGACCTTCCTCCCCAACTGGACCGGCGGCGGCGGGGTGTTCGCCTTCACGTCGGTCTACCCCCAACTCGTCAACTACACGCCCTTGAACAGCGGCGATTGGAACGGCGACCCGACGAACATCCGAGACGCGCTCGATCGAATCGCCGCCGCCGTCGCCGGTCTGCTCGGCGGCCCCATCCCGTGAGGTGAACCATGAAGCCATCGAAGTGCCCCGGCTGCTCGACCGCGCTCATCTACCTGCCCGGTATGTGGACGCCGCCCTACGCGCCGCTCTACTGCCCGTCGTGCAAGGTCATCGTCCCGAAGCAGAAGTGAGGAGGGCGCGTGGCGACACTCGATCTCGATGACGACCTCACCGGGCAAGTGAAGAACGCGTTGTCGGAGCCGATCTCGAATCCCGAGAACTCCATCCGCCAACAGAAGGTGCTCACGTTGCTACTCGCGTCACGCATCGGGCGCATGGAGCGCGTCGCCTACTGGCTCGTCGCGACGATCGTCGCAGCGAGTGCGACGGTCGTGCTCTCGATCATCGGCGCGAGCTACGCGCTCGGTGCGCGGATGCAGTCACTCGACTCGCTCGCGCAGCGGGTCGAAGCGCTCGAAGCGCGCGAGCGCTAGGATCGGCGCATGTCGAACGGCGAGACGCTCACGAGCAAGGCACTCGGCCGGGTCATCAAGATCACGGTCACGGACGACGACATCGCAACGGTCGTCGGTGTCGGCTACGACCGTCTCGTCGTAGAGCGCTCAACGAACCTCGGGCTCACATGGGCCGAGGTCACGATCCCGAACGACAGGCCCATCCTCAAGGCCGATCAGCGCGACTACTCGTGGACCGATCGCGCAGGCGCACCCGCGTACCTCTACCGCACGCGCTACATGGACACGCGCCGCGCGTCGCAGACGCCACCTCCGGCCGACTGCGGCATGAGCGAGCCGAGCGATCCGATCGAAGGTGTCGGCATCGCGACCTCGTGCATTCTCACTGTGCCGCAGTTGAAGCAGCGCTACCTCTTCGGCGTGGACTTCCGCGATGACGCGGGCGCGCTGCTCACCGATCAGACGTTTCAGTTCTACATCCTCTCCGCGATCGAGTGGTTGGAGCACGAACTCGACATCAAGATCCTGCCCACGTCGTTCATCGACTTGCAGGACTACAACCGCAACGATTACCAGGCGTACAACTTCATCCAACTCGACAACTACCCGCTGATCTCCGTCGAGGAGTTCAACGTGCAGTACCCCACGGGGCAGACCGTCATCACGTTCCCGCCCGAGTGGATGCGCATCGACAAGGAGCACGGGCACCTTCGCATCGTGCCGACGGCGGGCACGCTCTCGGAGATCCTCATCGGGCAAGGCGGCTCGTACCTGCCTGCGATCTACAACGGGCTCATGTCACTGCCGCACCTGTTCGAGATCCGCTACACCGCGGGCTTCGATGAGTGCCGCGTGCCCACGAACATCCTCGACTTGATCGGCATGGCCGCGAGCCTCGGGCCGTTCAACATCTTCGGTGACTTGATCGCAGGCGCAGGCATCGCGAACGTGTCGCTCTCGATCGACGGTCTCTCGCAATCGATCGGCACCACGTCGTCAGCGACGAACGCTGGCTACGGTGCGCGCATCATTCAGTACTCGAAGCAGATCAAGGCGCAGATCCCGCTGCTCCGCCGCTACTACAAGGGCATCCGCATGGCGGTTGCATGACGAGCCCGCGGATCAAAGGACCGACCCCGCTCGTCCCGAAGAGCACGGGCACGGGCTTCGCGCGCTCGCTCGATCTCCCTGCGACGAGCACGGCACCGGACGCGTACGCGCCGAGCACGAAGGGCGTGAGCGTGCGCCAGGGTCAGGAAGTGAGCACACGCAAGACGCGCTCGCAGTTCCGGCAGATCGAGTTCCAGCGAGTGATCTTGCAGCACGGCTACTACCTCATGTGGAGCAAGGCAGTGATCTGCCCGTGCATGAACGCGGAGACCGAGCAGACGCGCGTGAACTGCGCGACGTGCGATGGCTCGGGCTTCTACTACAGCGACCCGCTCATGGTGCGCGGCATCATGAGCAACCTCGAACGCAACGAGAAGATTTTCGAGAAGTTCGGATCGTGGGTCGAAGGCACGTCGCAAGTCACCGTCGAGCCGCAGTACCGGATGGGCTACCGTGATCGCATCGAGATGCAGGACACGGTGATGACGCACAACGAACTCTTCAAGAAGGGTGATCGACGCGGCACGCGCTCGCGCCTCCCCGCGCGCACGGACTCGGTGCGCTACCGCATCGTGCGCCTCGTGAAGCTCGTTGTGTCGGTGGGCAACGTGAACCTCGAATGCTGCACCGAAGGCGCGATCCCCGAGGGCGTGGATCTCGACAACCCCGACGCGGTGTTCCCGCTCGAAGAGGGCTACCACTTCCGCATCACTGCGGATGGGTGGATCGAGTGGCTCTCGCGCGGCGACGACCTCGTGCCCGACGGCGCGTGGCTCTCGGTCCTCTACGAGTACGCGCCCGTGTACATCGTCGTGTCTCATCCGCACGCGACGCGCATGGAGACGCTCGAAACGAAGGTGCCGTCGCAGCAACCGTTCGCGCTGCCCGTGCAGGCACTCGTGAAGCTCGACTACCTCTCGGACATCACATCCCCTCTGCCGTCGATGACGACGACGCAGGTGAAGTGATGCCGCTGCTCCGCGTAGACCTCGCACCGCTCAAGGCTGCGATCCTCGCTGCGTACCCAGGACCGAGCGAGGCGTCTCGCTTCCTCGGCGGGCTCGCGTCCGTCGCGCGCACGCGCATCATCACGGAGGCGCAGCGCGCGCTCAAGACGAGCGCGCGTGACTACGTTGCGGGCGTGACCGAGGTCGAGATCAAGGGCAACGTCGCGCGCATCGTGCTGAACGGCATGGTGCCGAACATGGTCGAGAACGGATGGCCCGAGACGGACCTCCGCACGACGCTGCTCGGGCCTGGCGCGAAGAACGCGAAGACCGCGCAGGACGGCTCTCGGTACAATACGGTCCCCTTCCGACACGGCACGCCGGGCACGAGCGGACGCAACGTCGGCAAGCAGATGCCGAAGTCGATCCACGCCGTCGCGAAGACGCTCGCACCGACGCTCTCGCGCCCCGGCAAGATCGAGGGCAAGGGCGGCTCCGTCGTCATGTACGGGCAACGACTCAATCCAGGGATGTCGATGAGCGGCGCGGCGCGCAAGCTGCTCACGAGCAAGCAGAAGCCGTGGCACGCCACGTCGATCTACATGAGCATGATCCGCGAAGAGAAGACCTACGCGAGCGCCACGCAGTCGAAGTACACGACGTTCCGCCGCATCTCGACGAACGTGCGTCGTGCCAAGCAGCACTGGCTTCATCCGGGCATCCGCGCGCGCAACTTCTTCCCGAAGGCCCAGCGTGACATCGAGCGCGTCGTGCGAGAGACTCTCGGGCGAACGCTCGCCCCGAAGGGCAGCACGCGATGACCGATCTCCTTCGCAGGCAGCGCAGTCAGCGACAACTCGGCGGCACGACCGGGAGCGGCATCGATCGCTCGGTGCCGAGCTTGGACTCGGCGCGCGCTGCGATCGTCAACGTCGAGCGCATCCTGCTTCGCTTGCTTCGCTCCGAAGTCGAGCGACTCTCGAAAGACGAAGCGTTGCTCCGCTACTACTTCGAGAGCGTGTTCGACTGCACGCTGCCCGAGCGCGAGACCGAGGAGTACATCGCGAACTTCATGCGGCAGCCCCCGAGCATCGTGATCGGCTACCCGCGCTCGTCGGTGACGTTCCCCGTGATCGCGATCATCCTCACCGAAGAGTCGGAGACGCAGAGCGTCGTCGGCGACTTCCTTGGAGAGACGCTCGGCGACTCGTCCGACGAGGTGTACGCCGACTTCGTGGGCGCGATGTTCGAGGCGACGCACGGCTGCTACGTCTACGCGGAGCACCCCGACGTGTGCCTCTACCTCTACCACTTCGTGAAGATGATCATGCTCGGGGGCAAGGATTGGTTGCTCTCGCAGGGCGTGACCGAGGTCTCGATCTCGGGCGGCGAGCTTGCGCCGCAAGAGGGCTACCTCCCCGAGAACATCTTCCTCCGCACCGTGAACGTAAAGACCATCGCGCCGTTCGCAGTGCCGCGCCCCGCGCTCGCGGATGCGCGCAAGGCACGCGTGGTGGGACTCTACCAAGACGACGTGGTAGTAGATGGCGTGCAAGGCGGCGTACACTCGTACCCCACGAACTTCCCCGGTGGCGACTACAATGGCGAGACGATCACCTACGACGAGCGCAACGGTCCCGACGGTGACTCCGATGGATGAGCCGTCGCAGACGTTGCCCGACACGACGCCGCAGATCACGGTCGATCGTTTCGTGCGCTCGCGGCCCGTCGGAGGTACGGACGCGGAACTGCTCGGACCCTACGAGCACACGCAGCGGCTCGCAGGCCCCTTGCGAAAGCGCACGCACGCGGAGTGGATGAACGACTTCATGGAGTGGCGCTCTGCGCCGCGTTGACGGAGGCTGACGAATGGCGACTGCGATCTTCTTCGGCGGGCGGCGCATCAACATCCCCGGTGCGTACTCGGAACTCGACACCTCGCAACTCAGCGTCGTGTCTCCGGCAGCGGTCGGCATCGTCGCGCTCATCGGCACGGCGGAGGGCGGCAAGCCGCTCACCGTCGAGAGCACCGACGCGGACGCGACGCGCATCGACACGATCCTCAAGCGCTACCGCAGCGGCGATCTGCGCACGGCGTCGCAGTTCGCGTTCGAGCCCGCGAACGACGATGCGGTGCCGTTCGGCGCGCAGCGTCTCGTGAACGTGAAGGTGAACCCCGCCACGCAGTCGAGCGCCGACTTCGACGACTCGCTCGGCAACCTCGCGATGACGATCACGTCGCGCGACTACGGGCTCTTCACGACGCAGATCAGCGTCGAGATCGAAGCGGGCACGACGCAGGGCAAGAAGATCACCATCGTGTTCGAGAGCACGGCCGAGGTGTTCGACGACGTGGGCGGCGACCCCATCCTCGATCTGCTCTACACGCCCGGTGCGAACGGCTACGCGACGGCGACCGCGATCATCAACTCGACCGACCTCCGCGGCAGCGGCACGCGCGCGGACCTGGGGCTCGACGCGCAGCGCACGAACGACATCCCCGCCCCTGGCGTGCTCAACTACGTCTCATCGAACGCAGGCGACACGACGCAACAGATCACCGTCTACGGGCTCAACGGTGTCGCGCCCGTCTCCGAGACCGTCACGCTCAACGGCGTCGTCAACGTGATCGGCACAGTGACGTTCTCGTCGGTGCTCGGGATGCGCAAGAGCGCCGCGACGCTCGGCACCGTCACGATCAGCGATGACCCGATCACCGTCACGATCTTCGCCGCGACGCTCGCGCAGGCCACGCGCGGCTTGCAGGTCATCACGAACTCGCCGATCGTGCCCACGTCTTCGACCATCGCAATCGACGTGGTGGCGGCAGGCGTGAACCTCGTCGTCGTGACGACGAACGCAGCGGGCGCGGAGGTGTTGCAGCGCGTGGACGGCAACGTCGGCGGCGCGCAGGCACTCACGGGCGCGGGCACGCGACTCACGTACCTCGCGCTCGGCGACACGCCCGCAGCGCGCACGTGGACGCTCGCAGCGCGGATGTTCACCGCGAGCTTCGGCAGCTACCGCACCGTGCAGCGCATGGTGGACTTCCTCAACGGCACGCTCGGGCTCACCGCGAACGCGCTCGCCGCGAACCCGACGAGCTTCCTCATGTCGGACGCCGATCGCTCGACGCCCGCGACGAACATCTACACGGTCGCTGGCGAGTTCTTCGCGGACCTCTTCGCGGTGCTCGACGCGATCAACAACGGCTCCGCGCTCGTCTCCGCGACGCGCGGCACGCCCACGCCGGATGGCGATCTCGTGCCTGCGAACACCGTGGGCGTCGTGTACCTCACGGGAGGCGACGAGGGCACGACGACGATCACGCAGTGGCAGGAAGCCTTCCGGCTGCTCCGCAAGCGCCGCGTGAACATCATCGTGCCGCTCACGCGCGACCCTGCGATCCACGCGCTGCTCTTGCAGCACCTTCGCGAGCGCGCGGGCCGTCTGCGCAGCGAGGCGAACGGCTACATCGGCATCGCGAAGGTGAACGGCTCGGGCGAGACGCGCGCGAACATCAAGGCGCAGATCGTCGCGATCCAGAACCGCGAGGTCAGCGCCATCTCGCAAGAGTTCCTGCGAGCCGATCCCGACACGGGCGACGCGACGTGGTACGCGCCCTACTTCTACGCTGCCATCGCAGCGGGCATGCAGGCAGGCAGCGCAATCGCGGAGCCGCTCACGCACAAGAAGCCCTTCGTGCTCGACATCCGAAACGATCCGTCGTGGACCGTCGAGGACGATCAGGAAGAACTGATCGACGCGGGTCTCATGATGGCGGAGAAGGTCGATCAGATCGGCGTGCGCTGGATCCGCTCGGTGACGACGCACATCGCCGACGACAACCCGGTGTTCACCGAGATGAGCGCGAACGAGAGCGCGGACCAGGCCGTGTTCCAGCTTCGCCGTCGTCTCGAAAAGAAGGTCGGCAACCGCGGCCTCGGCGGCAGCGTGGGCACGATCAAGGGACTCGCGAACGACGAACTCGGTCGTCTCGTGGACGACCAGATCATCGTCGCGTACCGCGCGCTCCAAGTGGAGCAGGTCGGCGACGTGTTCCCGGTGAGCGTGGAGATCGCACCCGTGCTCCCGATCAACTTCATCCCGATCACGGTGCATCTCGTCGTCGCGCGCGTCGCGGCTTGAGCGCGGAAGGAGCTAGGTCATGGCAGGACGTGGACTCGTACTCTCCGGCGCACGCGCGGTCTTCCAGATCGAAGGCGTGAAGGTGATGTACGCGACGAACGTGAGCTACTCGGAAGAGGTGCAGTACGACCCCATCGAGGTGCTCGATCAGTTGGAGGTCGCGGAGCACGTCCCGACCGCGTATCGCGTCACGCTCTCGGCGCAGATGGTCCGTGTCATCACGAACCCGATCAAGCTGCGCGACGGCGTGCGGATCTTCCCTCGGTTGGAGGACATCCTCACCTCGCCCGAACTCACCGCGTCGATCCTCGATCGCGTGACGGGCACCGTGATCGCGAACGTCGAGCGAGTGAAGTGCTCGCGGCACTCCGCGCAGGTCGGTGCACGCGGCGTCGTGATGACCGACTGCGACTTCGTGGCGATCCGCATCCGCGACGAGTCGGAGATCGTCTGACCCTGTTCGCCTGAGCCTCCGAGCGCGCTATGCTCGCGCTCGGAGGTCTCATGGCGACGAAAGACGAACTCGATCTGGACGAACTCGAAGCGCTCACGAGCGGCGAGCGCAAGAAGGAAGATGGCGGCAGCGAAGAGCTATCGCCGATCCACACGTTCGAGATCGACGTGAAGGACTACCGAGGCAAGCGGTGGCAGGGGAAGTTCGTCTTCCACGTGCCCGCACTCGGGGCACAGGTGAAGATCGCGCGCCTCAAGGCCGCGCTACTCCCTGCGGGTGCGGCGAGCGACGCGAACGGCGCGCTCATCGCGGAGATGATGGCTTACACCCAGGTGTGCTTCACGGAGAAGCCGTCGTGGTGGAAGCCCGAGCGCTTCTACGATCCCCTGCCGCTCATCACTGCGTACAAGGAGGCGCGGATGTACGAGCGCAGGTTTCTCGGAGCAGAAGTGGCCGACGATCGCGACGACGCGAGCGCGGATGGAGTCGGATCCAATCCTTCTGATCAAGGCGATGTGGGCTGACACGTTCAAGCTCCCGCTCAACGACGAGCGGCTCATGTCGCTCACTGCGCGTGAAGCGCTCGAACACGTCTTCGCGATCGAAGCGCTCTCGCAGCGAAGGCTCGACGCGATCAAGCGCTCGCGCACCGGGCGCGACGCTTCTGATCGTGAAGCACCTCCGCAGTCGGATGTGCATCGCGACGAGAGTGCGCGGAAGCTCGCCGATACCCCGCACCTCACGGGCGATCCAGAATGGGATGCAGTCGAACTAGCGGAGACGGATCCGAGCAAGCCACCTCTCACGATGAAGGTCTGATCCATGCCCGAGACACGCTACCGGACAGTCCTCGAACTCGCGCTCGACGACCGCAACGCAGGTGCGGGCGTGAAGCGCTTGTCATCGAAGCTGGACGACCTCGGCAAGTCAGTCGAGGAAGCGTTCGCCGGTAGCGCGCTCGCCGAACTGAACAAGACCCTCGATCGCACCGCGAAGCTCATGGAGGGCATCGCGAAGCAGCAAGAGAAGGCGTCGCGTGCTGGCCGCTCGGGGGGCGCAGCGGGCACTGTGGCGGGCGCGCTCACCGGCATGGCTCTCGGGCAGGGGCGAGGGCTCATCGGGGCTCTGGACGCCCACGCAGGGGCAGGGCTGCACGGGGACTACGGGGCGGGCGGACGCATGGCGGGCGGCGCGTGGCTCGCGGGGCGTGCTGGGGGTCGCTTCGCGGATCGCGCCGCGACGACGATCGGCAACTACGGCGGCATGATGATGAACGAGGGGTTCGTCGGACAGATGCTCGCTGGCGTTCCGTGGATCGGCCCGATCTTCGGTGGTGCTGCATCCGCAGCGGGCGGCTACTACTCGTCTGGCGTCGCGCGCTCGCGTGCGCGTGCAGGCGCGTTCGGCGCAACAGGGCTCTCCGCGAGCGACATCGGGAGCTTCGGCAACCCGTACGGGCTCGGCCCCACGGAGCTACCGCAAGTGCTCGCGCAATACGCGCAGGCAGCGGGCGCGCGCGGGCGCGATGAGATCGGCATGGGCTTCGGCACCGCTGCGGACCTCTCGAACCTACTCGGCATCGACTACGGAGCGACGGGCGGGTTCCAGCGTGCGATGGGCATGACGGCTCTCGGCGGGCGACCCGGTGGGCGGGATCGCGCGGGCGAAATCTTCGCGGTGCAAGACACGCTCGCATCCGCACTCGCCGCAGGCGTCGAGCAGTCGCAACTCGGTCAGGTGTTGGAGAACCTCTCTTCGACGTTCGAGGACTTGCAGACGCGCGGCATGCTGATCGATCCGTCGAGCCTCAACTCGCTCGTCCGCGGCTTCGGCGCGCTCGGCGCAGAGGCAGGCTTCGGAGGCATGGCAGGCGTGCGCGCAGCGACGGGCATGACCGAATCGCTGCGCGGTGTCGGGCAGCGCGAGAACCTGTTCGAGATGCTCGCGCTGCAAGAGGGCGGCTACGGACGCGGGCTCACCTACATGCAGGCGAGGGAACGTCTGGAAGAGCACCCTGAGCAAGTGCTCCCGCTGCTCTTGCGACGACTGCGCGGCATGGGCGGCGCGCAGGACGAAGAAGGTCGGATGCAGATGCTCATGACGGGCTTCTCCTCGCTCGGCACGAATCTCTCGACGCGGCAGGCGCGCGGGCTCGCAAACTTGAGCGAAGAGCAGATCGCGCGCTTCACGCAGCCTGGTGGCGACCGCGAGTTCGCCGAGTACCTCGCGAGCCAGCGCACACAAGTCGGCGGAGGCTTCGGGGTTAGTGAGATCGAAGCAGCGCACGAAGAGCACCGCGCCGGTATTGGCGACACGATCGGTGACGACTACCGAAGGATCCGCAGCACGGAGATGGAAGTCGTTCAACAACTGCTTCCTCCCGTCGTGGATCTCATGCGGCAGATCACCGATGTCGGGCGCAGCCTCTACGATGCCTTCCACGAGGGCGGCCCCGGCGGTCTGCTTCGGCACCTCGCGTCCGTTGCCGCACCGAGCGTCGCGCCGATCATCGCTGACGCGCGGCGGACAGTCGATCAAGCGACGAGTTCGACTGACGCGATGGGCACGACGATGGCTACGGGCACGATGACGGCACTCGCGGCAACCGGGAACCCGATCGCTGCGTCGCTCGTGCCGATCCTCATCGCGCAGATGCGCGACTCGCAGATGGGCAGTCTGATCGCAGACCTGATCGTGGAAGGCGTGCGACAAGCAGTCCGCAGAGGGCTCAACTTCGAGTGAACGATGACGACCGCTGCACGCTACGAACACACACGCGTCTACGCCGAACTGCGGCTGCGGTCGGGGCGCGTCATCGTGCTCGATGGACGAGGCAACGCAGGCAACATCCTCGCAGCGACTACATCGAAGGGCTTCGGAGGCGCAGCGGGCACGTGGTCGCTCACCGTGAAGCGTCGCTTCGGCTTGCAGCCGTCGATACTCTCTCAGGTGGACGACCCCGAGGACATCTGGGTCTACATCGCGTGGTTCGTGAACGGGCAGCGCACTGACGGGATGTGGGGCCTCACCGACTCGTTCACCGAGAACGTCACGCGCGGCCCGAAGGGTGAGCGCGTCGAGACAGTGACGATCAGCGGGCAGGATCACGGCAAGGTGTTCGAGAAGACGCCGCTGTTCATCAACATCTACGAAGCGGGCGGCGCAGTGCTGCCGGTCGTGCCGCTCTACTCCGCGGTCGCGGAGCGATTGATCGGCAGGCCCGACGAGATCGTTCGCACGCTGATCGACGCATGGGTCGGCAACAACGGCGTCAACGACAAGCAGTGGATCTTGCCGAACGGAGTCGGCCCCGCGGGCTCGGGGGGCACGCGGTACTTCTACGACTGGTGCCGCTACGACACGATCTCGCGCGACCTCCGCGGGCGCACGTTCGCGCCGACGTTGCTCTCGACCGATCGTGAGTCGGTGTCGTTGTGGGACGTGTTGCAAGAGTACTGCAACGGGGTGCTCAACGAGATGTGGTGCGACCTCGCGCCTGCGTCATCGTCGGACTCGACGGATCGATCGAGTCAGCGCTTGCGACCCGCGATCTTCGTGCGCGAGCGTCCGTTCCCGACAATCAAGTCACGCGCGCGATGGGACGCGCTGCCGACGCACACGATCGAGCCTGGGGATGTGGCGAAGCGCAACATCGTCGCGGACGGCACGACGCGCTTCAACTACTGGCAACTCGAAACGGTGGGGCTCGGAGGTGCGGGCTTCTCGACCTCCGCGCTCATCCAGCAAGCGACGACGCGCCCACCAGGGCAACCGGGCAACACGCCGATCTTCGACCTCGACTCGATCCGCAAGCACGGTATCCGCAAGTACATGCAGACGACGCGCTACCTGCCTGCGAACGAGAGCGCGGAAGGTGGTGGTGCGATCTGGCTCTCAGTCGCATCGGTGTGGATGCGCATCATTCACGACTGGTACGTCATCGCACCGTTGCAGTACACGGGCACGATCGAGATGAGCTACCTGCGCCCCGAGATCCGTCTCGGCGATCGGATCTACGAGAACCGTCTCCCCGAGGGCACTGCGCTCGATGAGGGCTCGTGGGCAGAGTGGGAGTACTACGTCGAGGGCGTGCAGCACTCCTACAACTACCCGAACGACGGACGCACGGTGCTCACGCTCACGCGCGGGCAGCCCCGCGGCAGGGACTTCCTCACGGATCAGTACCGGCGCTATGCGGGCATCGATCTCTCGACGCTGCCTGGTGACGCGGAGCAAGAGATCATCGAACTGCCCGTCGCGACCGAAACGGCCGACACGTCGGGTGCTGGTGATCCTCTCGTGGGCACGGGCAACGACCTCACCGCAACGTCACCGGGCTCGACGGGTCAGCGCGCAGGGGACGCTGGTGGTGCGGATGCGCCGATCGATGGTGGCGCGACCGTCGTCAGCACGCCCGACCCCGCGGAGGAGGAAGGGATCACGGACATCGAACTCGGAGGGCTCGGCGTCGTGGACGAGCAGCCGACCGACGAGACGACGGATATCGAACTCGGCGGGCTCGGCGTCGTGGAAAACACGACGCCTCCGCGCGCGCCTCCCTCGCGCGATCGACGCGGCACGTCTCGTCGGCGCTCTTCGGAGGCGTCGATGGTGCCTGGCGGACGGAGGCGGCGATGAGTCGTTGGCGCACGCTGCGGCTGCCTTCTGGCGCAGTCGTCCCTGCGGGGCTCGATGGACGCTACGGCAGGGAAGCGCGCCCGCTCGCGCCGCGCTCGACGCTCGCCCGCGCGATCGTCGTGAACACCTACGTCACGGACAACCCCACCGATCCTGCGAACGGCAAGCCGCTCTCTCGCTCGGTCACGAGCGTCGAGTGCGACGTGGTGCTCATCCGATCGAACGTGCCTCTCTCGCGTGTGCCCGTCTTGCAGAAGCAGCACGGCGTGAACAACGCGCACACGCTCTGGATCCCGCGCGAGAGCACACGCAACGTGAAGACGGGCGAGGACGTGTCCTTTCAGCCCGTGGGACCGAGAGGCGAGACGAACCCTCCCGCGTCGCTCTTCGCGAACCTCGACGGCGACCATGTGCTCGTCGGCTTCATCGAAGGTGATCACGAGTACCCCGTGATCGTCGGCGCGTTCACGCACGAGAACACGAACCGTCTCCCGAAGGGCGCACCCGACTCGATCGGATGGGAAGAGGGCGACGACTCGACGCGCGGCTCGCCCTACCGCAACGAGTACTACACGAGCCACTACGGCTCCGAGGTGCGCGTCAACGCGCAAGGGGATGTGCTGATCGACACTGTGGGCGCGTTCACCGATCCGGCGACGGAGGACGCGAGCGGCGACGTGGGGCAAGTGCGCATCCGCGTGAAGAACTCGCGCCGCTTCACGGTCGAGATGGACGGCACCGACGTGCTCGAAGTCTGGAAGGACGGCTCGCAGGTACGCATCGATCTCGGTGAAGGCGCGACTGAGCGCGTCGTGCTGGGCGACTCGTTCCGCGACTTCTTGAACGACTTCCTCACGAACTACTTCGACCAGCACACGCACTCGTCGGGCACGGGCACCACGGGCACGCCGCTGCCCGCGTTCGTGTCTCCGGTGCGGCAGGACATGGGCACCGACCTGCTCTCCGATCTCGCGAAGGTGAAGAAGTAGATGCCGCTCAACCTGCCAGGGCTCCAAGCTGATCTCGGCAACGTGTTCAGCACGGGCGGCAACGAGGCGCAGAAGGCACTCGAATGGAGCAACGCCATCCGCAGCTTCACGACGGCGGTCGTGTTCGCGGTGCTGCCTGCGACGCAGGACGCAGCGCGCGTCGTGCTGCAAGGCGCGCTCTCGGGCTTCAACGCATCGAGCCAAGCTGCGACGGTGATCGACACCGCGCTCTCCGCGTACGCGAGCGCGCTCGCAGTGGGGATGGTCGCGAACGGCGCGACGGCTGCCGTGCCGCCCGCTCCCGGCGTGCTGGCTCCGCTGCTCACCGCGACGTTCCTCGCGAACCGCACGGGCTCGCTCACGCCCGCCGCTGCGGCTTCCGCGGTCGCTGCCGTGATCTTCGGATGGTTCTCGACGGGCACCTACACTGTCGGTGCTGTCACGAGCCCGTGGAGCTAGAATCGGAACCGCATGACCGGCACATTCCTCGTAGGCGTCTCGGGCTCGGCGACTCCCATCGCTGCGGCTCCCATCGGAGCGCGGCAGGGCTATGTGCTCGAACTGATCGAGACGGGCGGGTCGTCTCAGGTCTTGCAGACGTTCGTGTTCCCCATCGCGCCCACGCAGTACACGCTCACCGAGCCCTTCACGCAGACGATCACGCCCACCGAGGGCAACACCGTCGTCGTGGAGGAGTTCGGCACGATCATCGCGGAGATGAACATCGAGGGCACGTTCGGTCTCTCCGACAAGAACGTCTCGGGCTACGAGGGCGCGGTCAACGGCGGCGGGCTCTCCGGCAACGAGCACTTCGCGTTGCTGCGCGCGCTCTTCCGTGAGTACGCGCGACGCAAGCAGGATCCCGAACTCGGGCCGACGACCATCCTCGTGTGGCACTCGATCCGCGACGACGACCACTTCGTGATCGTCCCGAAGCAGTTCGAGACGCCGCGGAGCGCGCAGGGCACGCGGCTGCACTACACCTACAAGATCAACGCGTCGATCGTCGCGAAGGCCGATGACGTGCAGGCTGCGACCGTCACCGATGCGATCGGTGTCGGCGACGCGATCACCGCGATCAGCGAAGCGCTCGCTGACGCGCAGGCTGCCTTCACTGACGTGAACGCGGGGCTCGCGGATCTTCGGCGCGCGGGGCCCGGCAACCTCCAAGCGCTCATGACGCAGGTCGCGGGCTTGATCACCTCCGTGGGCACGTCGCTCACGTCGCTCACGGGGTCGATCGAGTACCCGATCCAACTCGCAGCGACGATCACGGAGCAGCTTGCGAGCGCTGCGGATGATCTTGTCGATTCGATCCCCGACGCGACGACGGGCACGATCGCGCAGGGTGCGAGAGACATCCGCCGCATGGAGGCGGCGATCAACCGCATCGTGATGTTCCCCGACCGCTTCGCGAGTGCGGTGAACTACAACTTCCGGTCGTTCTACGCGGGCGAGCGCACGCTCACGCGCCGCGACGTGGACGAGCAGACGGCAGGCGCGACACCGGGCTCGTTGCAGCGCGTGGCGTACGGTAGCGAGTCGCACGCAGGCATCGACCTCGGAAGGTACGCGGGGGCCTTCGCAGTGCCCGTAGAGCGCACCACGACGTTGCCAGGGCTCGCTGCGCGCTACGACGTACCCCCCGAGGTGATCGTCGTGATCAACGACCTGCGCGCGCCCTACTTCGTCGAGGGCGGCGGACCAGGCTTGCTCGGCCCCGGAGACATGGTGCTGATCCCGACCGTGGGCCGCGAGGGCAGCGTCGGGCTCGCGCCCGTCACCGCGGACTACCTCACGCCCGACGAGATCCTCTACGGGAGAGACCTCGCGCTCGACGACACGCTCTTCAAGCGTGAGGGGCTTTTCGAGCTACGCGTGGACGTGGCGCACGGCTCGCTCGACGCGGAGATCATCGGCGGCGTGCCGAACGTCGTGCAGGGCACGCGGATCAGCGTCGAGACGGAGCGCGGCACGACGGTCTACATCCCCGACCTCGGAATCTTCCGCACGCCAGGCAAGAAGGGGACGCTGAACAACGTGATCCTCGCGAGCCTCTACTTGCGGCAAGCGATGCTCTTCGATCCGCGCATCGAGAGGATCGAGCAGTCGCTCGTCTCGCTACGCGGAGACGTGCTCTCACAGGATGTGTCCGCACGCCTTGTCGGGGCTCGATCCTCGGTGACGTTCGTGCGACCCTTCGGACGCGCGAGCGGAGGTTCTTGAGATGCCCTTGTTCCGAGCACGCAATCGAGTCGAGATCCTGCGCGACATGGTTGCGCGGGTCATCGCGCGTTCGACGCTCGCGGGCCTCACGCGCAACTCGGTCGTCTACCACATCCTCGCCGCGGCAGCGGACGAGGACGCAGAGACGTACTTCCAACTCGCGCGACTGCGCGACCTCTTCTCGATCGATCGCGCGACGGGCTCCGATCTCGATGAGCGCGCGAGAGAGATCCAGCCCGCGGTCGTGACGCGCAACCTCGCGCTCTACGCGAACGGCGTGCAGACCTTCTCACGTCCCGGCACTGCGGGCGTGCTCGCGATCCCTGCGGGCACGATCGTGTCGGGCAACGACGTGAAGGGCTCGGTGAAGTACCGCACGACCGCTGCGGGCTCGATCCCGAACCTCGCGACGACGAGCGCGCCCATCCCGATTGTTGCGCTGGAAGCAGGTGCACGCGGCAACCTCGCAGCGAACCAGATCACGCAGATCGTCTCGCGCATCGCGGGCGTCACGAGCACGACGAACCCGACCGCGCTCACGAACGGACGCGACCGCGAGCCGGATGCAGACTTCCGCGCGCGGCTCAAGGCGTTCGTGCGCTCGCTCGCGCGCGGCACCATCACCGCGATCCAGAACGCAGTGAAGGGCGCGCGCCTCCCCGATGGATCGAAGGTCGTGTTCGCGAAGGTGGTCGAAGACGCGTTCACGCCGGGTGTGATCCGCATCTTCATCGACGACTCGACGGGTTCGATCGAGACGTTCGACTCGCTCTACATCGGCGCACCCGACGCGATCCTCGCAGCGGCTCTCGGCGGAGAGCGGCGCGTGTTCACGACGCAGCGTCCGATCCGCGACGACGGATCGTTCTCGCTTGAGGTGAACGCGGTGCCGCAGGTGCGGGGCACCGTCGATGCGCCTGGCATCGACTACATCCTCAACCCTGCGACGGGGCAGATCACGTTCACCACGTCGAACTACCCGACGGGCCTCGCGATCGGTGATCTCGTCGAGGCGGAGTACCGCTTCTACACGCGGCTGATCCAAGAGGCACAACGCATCGTGGACGGTGATCCTGCGCTGCCGCTCGCGTACCCCGGCTTCCGCGCTGCGGGTGTACGCGCGACGGTGTTGCCGCCGCAGACGGTGGCGCAGTCGATCGTCGCAGGCATCGTCGTCGCCGACGACTACGACACGATCCTCGTCGCGCAGAACGTCGTGACTGCGATCCAGCGCTACATCAACGGCCTCGACATCGGCGAAGACGTGATCGTCGCGCAGATCATCGAAGACGCGATGGCAGTGGAAGGCATGAGGGACTTCCTCATCTCCGATCTCTCGGGTGCACCTCCCGTCAATCAGGTGATCCTCGACGAGCAGGTCGCGAGGATCGCCGCTGCCAGCATCACGCTCGTGTGAGGACGCGATGACCGCTTCGATCAGGCTCAACGGCAACCCCACTCCGCTGCAAGTGCTCGCAGCGGTGCCCGTGTCGCTCTCGAACTTCGACAATACGGGCGTGCTCGCGTGGGAGTGGACGTTGCTCGATCGCCCCAAGGGCAGCACCGCGTCGATCACCGGAGCAGCGAGCCCGATAGCGAGCCTCACACCGGACATCCCCGGCACCTACCTCGTGCGCTTGCGTACGTGGAAGGACGCAGGCGCGACGATCCTCGACGACGTGGATCGTGCGGTCACGTTCGTTCGCTACGTGCCGATCCCGACGTGGCGCATTCCTGCCGCGGGTGAGACCACGGAAGTCGATCCGCTGCGCGGATGGGCTGACGAGGTGAACGACATCCTCGCCTACATTCAGGCGAACATCGGCGTCGCAGCGAGCGCGACCTACATCGCCTCGGCTCCTGGCGGGTTCGCGGTGCCCGTGGGCGTCGCGGTCGGGGATGTTGTGTACGCCACGGGCATCGACACAGCGGACAAGGCGGACAACGCAGGGATCGCGACTGCGCGATCGATCCCTGGCGTCGTGATTGCGAAGCCGACACCGACGAGTGCGACTGTTTGCTACGCGGGAGAGGCGGCGGTCTACGCAGGGCTCACTGCGGGCGCGACGTACTACCTCGGCACGGCGGGCGCGCTCACTACGACCGCGCCCGTGCTGTCGCCCACAGTTGCGCGACGCATCGGTGTCGCCAAGAACGCCACCACCCTCGTCGTCGGGCTCGGTGAGCCCATCATCAACTGAGAGGTCTGCACCATGGTTCTCCCGATCAAGCGCACCACCACCGGCGACCTCTCGCAGATCGCCACCGGCGACACCATCGACCTGCCCGGCAACGTCCGATCGGATGCGACGGCGAGCAGTCGTCTTCTCGGCACCCCGACGCAGGGGTTCAACGAGATCATGCTGAACAAGCACGCCGCGACCGGGAACATGGCGACGGCGCGTCCCCTCTCGTCCATCATCGCGGGTCAGTCCGGCGCGGTGCTCGTCGGCGTGGACATCGTTCCGCTCACGAACAGCGCGCCCGCTCAAGCTGACCTCCAGACCGTCCTCGAAGCTCTCGACTCGGCGTCGGGTGGCGGCGGCGTCACCGACATGCAGGGTGCCTACGACGGCGGGCCGGACATCACGCTCGACGCCTCGGGGGCGATCGACATCCTCGACGCCGCGACGAACCCGGACGGGCGCGTCATGTCGATCACCTCGACCACGCCGAACGTCGGCAGTGGCTTGGAGATCACGAAGAACCCGACCATCGCGAACACGGCGGGTGATGCGCTCAACATCTCCAACGGAGCAAACTCGGCGGGCGAGGGCATCAGGGTCAACCACTCGGGCAACGGTCGGCCTGCGCTGCTCGTGGGTGCGGGCGCGACGACGCAGGCCAGCCGCGTCTCGGCTCCCTTCGGCAACCCCAACCCTGCGCTGGAAGTCGATCACGCAGGGTTGGGCGACGCGCTTCTCGTCACCTCGTTCGGCGGCGCGGGCGTCCATGTGGACTTCTCCTTCGCAGGCGGCGGTGCTGCGCTCGACGTGGATGTGGGCTTCTCGACGGCGGCTCTCGGCCTGGACATCGACCAGGGGGGCAACGCGGGCGCTGCTCAGATCGTGGTGTCGAACCTCGCGAGCGGCGGCATCGCAACGGTCATCGAGCATCAGGGAAGCGGCATCGTTCTCGACCTGAACGCGGCGGGAGGGTCGAACCGTCTCATCAACGCGCGCGCGAGCGGCACGGAAGTGCTCGTCGTGGACCCTGCTCTCATGACGGTGGGCGAACCGACGGCTCCGATCCCCGTGATCGGGCACTCGGTCGTCCGCATGGGCACGAACCTCACCCCCGGCACGCAGGTCAAGGGTTTCGACGCCTACACCACGGACGTCGGAAGCGACCCTGTGGACGTGAACAACCTGGGTCGCCTGCTCATGCGGCCCGGTACGAACACCGCGCCGAGCACGGCAGCCGATCTTGCGCTGCGCGCAGGCTCCGAGGGAGAGACCCTGCTCACGAAGGGTGGTCGAGTCTACGCGACGGCGGTCCTTCGCGAGTTCGTCATCGCCAACGGCGTCACCCTGGCCCTGGGCGACGTGGTGAGCCCGAGCGGCACCACGGCGCGCGTCGGCAAGGCGGACCCGATCAGCGCCAACGGCAACGACAACGCCTTCGGCATCTGCCTCGTCGGCGGGACGGGCGACGTGGGCGGCACGGTGCGCGCCCTGATCGTGATGGGCGGCTACATCGACGGACTCGCGGGCCTCACGGCGAACACCCCGGTCTTCCTCGACGACACCACGCCGGGCCTGCTCACGAGCACGCCCCCGAGCGCGAGCGGCTCCACCTCCATCCGCATCGGGTTCGCGCTCTCGCAGAGCGCCGTCATCGTGACGATCGGCGAGAAGGTGCTCATCCCGTGACGTGGGGCTACTCACCGTGGGGTCTCGGTCCGTGGGGCGGCTCGCCTCCGGTGATCGATCTCGTCACGACGCCGTGGGGCGGCGGCATCGTGGACGTGCTCGGTGGGGATGTGATCACGATCGGCGGCTCGAACTTCTACGACCCCGTGCTCGTAGAGGTGCTCTTCGGCGGGCTCCCTGTCGGCACGTGCTACGTGTTCGATCCGCGGTACGACGTGTCGCGCTCGCGCATCTACTGCGGCACGCCCGCGCTCGCGCAGGGCACCTACGACTTGCAGGTCACGACGGGCGCGGGCTCCGCGATCTTCGTCGGCGCGCTCAACTACGAACCGATCGCTGATCAGATGAAGGTAGAGCGCGTCCGCGTCGGCTTCGCGTCGCCGTGGACAAGCGGACGACGCCTCCTTCGCGGGGGTGTGTGATGCCGTCCGTCACGCCGCGCTCGGGGCTCTTCAAGGCGATCATCGACGCGATCTTCGGCGAGGACGACGACCTCTCGGGGCAAGCCGTCACCGAACTCACCGCGCCGCTGCTCGACACGGATGTAGTCGCGAGCGTGAAGAGCACGTTGCGCTTCGGCGAGAACACCGACGACACGACGGACGCGCTCTTCCTCGTCGGTGGCGAGATCATCGTCGCGAACAGCCGCACGCTCACGAGCTTCACGGGCCTCACGCGCGGCGTGGACGTGACGACCATCCGCCCCGTGCTGCCGGTGGGCACGCTTGTCTACGACCTCTCGAAGAACCGCAGCGCGCTCGACCACGTGCGCCGCGGGCTCTTCGTGCGCACTGCGCGCCTCTCGGATCTGGATGTGGTCGCGCGCAACCTCGGGCTGCACAAGTGCCCCGGTCTCGATGAGGCGACGTGGCGCGCGCTCATTCAGGTGATGGCATACCTCCCGAACCAGCCGATCGATGCGTTCAAGCGAGTGCTCGACGTGTTCCCCGGAGTTGGGAACTACAGGCTCATCGAAGAGACGATCACGGACCCTGCGCAGGTGCTCGTCGAGATCACGCTGCCTCTCGCCACGGGCGACGTGCGCGGGCGCTTCTACCTGAACGGCGGCACGCCTCTCGTCGTGAACCCTGACGGCATCACGATCACGATGCCGTACCCCGTGCTCGCCGTGCTCGGTGTGCGCACGCAGGATGTGCTCACGCTGCGCGGCGAGCGCGACCTCGCCGCGTATCCCGACCTCTTCGGTGCGGGCTCGTTCCTCGGCAGCACGATCACGCTCGGTGCCGCGGTCGCACCGGGCCTTCCGGTCGTCGTGGACTGGTCGAGCTTCACCGCGCACTACCTCGCAGCGAACGAGACGGTGCACTACCCTTCCGACGGTGACTTCTTCGCGTACCTCTCCGACCCGAGCGCGATCACCGCGTGCTTGCTCGATCAGGTTCGCGCCGCAGGCGTGCGCGTGACAGTGCGTGCCGTGCTTCCCTGAGACGAGGAGATCGAGATGCGCATCGTTCGCTGGCACCCGCAAGAGCGCGTAGACAAGCCCGACCTCGACGCGATGAGCTACCTCAAGCTCGGCGAGTTCCGCCGCACGCTGCGCGCGCTCGTTCAGGGCGAGGATCAGTTCGTCATCACGGGCTTCGCGGTCGAGCCGAGTGCGGTGCCCGACACGTTCATCCGTGTGCGCTTGCAGCCGCCAGGCACGGAGCGCGCGAGCGCGCTCGGCAGCGAACTCACGAGCGCGGGTCTCGACAAGGGGCAGTTGATCGGCGACCGCGACTCGTCGTTCTTCCACGAGGGCGCGGCGCAGCAGACCTACGACTTCGCGATCCAGCCGATCGGTTCGTACACGGTCGAGATGAGCTTCGTGTACGCGGATGCCGTGAACGACAACCGCGCGTTCTGGAACCCCGGCGGCGCGACCGAGTTCATCTCGAACGTGCAGACGCGCACGACGCCGACGTGGGTCTTGCAGGTCGTCGCAGGTGCCCCGAGCGGAGGCGTGTGGATCCCGCTCGCGACGGTCGCGTGGAACGGCGCGATCGTGAACGCGGGCGACATCACCGACCTGCGCGCGTTCACGTGGGAAGGCACCGCGCCGTTCCAGCAAGCCACGCAGACGGGCTCGGGTGGTGTCGAGGACTTCCCACGCGCCACGACGCGCGGCGCGCAGGCGACGGGCCTGCATCGGCTGCGGAAGTTCGCGCGCGGCGTGCTGCGCCAGATCCAAGACATCAAGGGGCAGGACGACGCGGGTCAGTTCAACTGGTTCTCGCGCATCTTCTCGCCGTTCGATCCTGCGGATGCGCTCGGCGCGCAGACGAAGACGATGCGCACGATCGACACCGTGACGTACACGGTGGGCGACGGCGTGAGCACGTTCGGTGACTTCAACGGAGCGACGGGTCTCGACGCGTGCCTCGCGCACATCGACTCGTTCACTGCGTTGCAGATGCCCGAGCGTGTCGAGATCGTGCTGCATGGTGGCGTGACGCAGGTGCTCTCGGGCTCGAAGATCCTCTCGGGCGGCGGAGGCAACCCGCTCACGATCGTCATCCGTGCGGGCGAGACGCTCGCCCAAGCGAACGTGGGCACGCTCGGCCGTCCGCGCATCGACATCGACGGGGCCACAGTCCCCGTCTCGTCGTTCGCGCTCGCGGTCTCCGGCAGCGGCCTGGGCTCGCTCGTGTTGCAAGACCTCGACGTGTCGTGGTCGGGCACGACGGCGAGCGGACGCGGCATGTTCGCGACGACGGGCGGCTTCATCGCGGAGCGCTGCACGCTCTCGATGGGCTCGCCCGCAGTGGACGCGGGCTTCGTGATCTCGTCGCGGAACGCGCGCATCTCCGCGGTGCGTCGCTGCACGATCGTCGGTCGCGTGCAGATGTACAACGACGACGCGAGCACGCTGGTGCCCGTCGAGGAGCACGGTGGCGTGATCGAGCAGTCGATCCTCACCGCTGCGCAGATCGTGCTGCGCGCCGACGCGCCCGGTGTGCCTGGTATCGACGCGGTGAACGGCTTCGCGATCCGCGACTGCTCGATCACGGGGCGCACGACCGCGATCTACACGGGCTCGATCGCGCTCATCGACGCGCGGTGCGCGCGCAAGCTCCACGTCGAGCGCAACACGATCACGTACGGCATCAACGAGAACGCGATCGACATCCGAACGTACAACGGAGTCTCGCCGTTCGACGTGCACGTGCGCGGCAACCGCTTCGTCGGCGGATTGACGAACGGCGTAGCGCACGTGTCCGGTGCAGGCGGCTCCGGTGCTGCGGGCACGGGATGGGCGTTCTCGGCGAGCGATGCGCGCAACGTCCACGTCGAGGGCAACCGCTACGCGATCTCCGACTCGGTGGACGCGGGCGGCGTGCGCTTCTTCGACGTGGAGCAGTACTCGATCGATGACGAGTCGCACATCTTCTGCGGGCACGGTGCGGCAGCCGCGGCGCAGTACGAGGGCATCCTGCTCTCGGGCACCGTGCAGGGGACCATCTTCGGCTCGATCGATCGCGTGCAGTTCTCCGAGTGGCTCGGCGGCATGACGCGCGTGCGCTGCATCAACCTCGACTTCTGCTCGCGCCTCTCGATCGAGGGGAGCACGCTCCTCGGGCAAGAGTCGGGCTTCGGCCCCGCGCTCGTGCCTGCGGCGGGCTTCGGCGCGATGCGCGTCGATCAGATTCAGGATGTCCGCGTGAGCACGAGCCTGTTCGAGAAGTGGGCGAACGCGACCGCGAACTCGCGCACGATCTTCATCACCGACACGTTGCAGACGTTCAAGGTCACAGGGTGCAGCTTCCTCGACTGCGGCGGCTTCTCGATCATCCGCACCGCGGGCACGCCGATCGCGGTGATGATCGACGACTGCGCGCACTACACGAGCGACGGCGCGAACGAAGACTTCGCAGACCTGCGAGGCTGCATCGCGCCTCGCGTGACGAACTGCAAGGGCATCGTCGTCGCGGGCGGTCCGAACACGTTCGTCTCGTTCAACAACGCGAACTTCCTCTTCATGGGGAACCAAGCACCGAACGGCGACATCGACATGAACGGTGCTGCGGTCGCGGGTCGCGGCTTCCAGCCCGACGACACCGCGCAGGGCTGGGATCAGGATCTCAACCTCGTGAACGCGTACGTGCCCTGATCACCCGCGATCGGCTACGCTTCAAGAGCGGGAGCCGAGGTGATCATGGATATGGTGAACTGGCAGGCGTTGATCTCGAACCCCACGATCGTGATCATCGCGTTCGTGATCGGCACGGGCGGCGAGGTCGCGAAGCGTGCGGTGAACGCGAAGGCCGGAGACGCGGGCTGGAAGGGCGTGTACTACGTCACGATGCCCGCGCATCCGATCCTCGTCGGCGCGCTCATCGGACTGATTCCGTGGCTCCCGATCCCCGAGGCTCTCACGAAGGAGGGCTACGAGTTCGCGGGTCGCCTCGGCACGGGTGTGCTCTCCGGCGTGCTCTGCAAGATCGGCTACGACGTGCTCGTCTCGACGGCGAAGCGGCTGCTCGGGCAAGGAGCCGCGCGCGTGGCAGCGGTCGCTGCGTCCACGCCTCCGGCCTCTTCGACGAAGGACGAGGAAGAGAAGGCGTAAGCGATGAAGAAGACGAAGAACGGATCGGTGATCCAGCCGTCCGATGGTCCCGTGAAGCCGTGCCCCTGCTGCGGTCATTGGATCCGAATCACGATGCTCGCGTGCGGGGAGTCGAAGGAGAAGAAGCGATGAACCGTGACACACGTACGTGGGACGCTCTCGTTGCTCTCGCTCACAAGAGAGGTGTCGAGGTGCGCGAGAAGGAGAAGGCGTGGCAGATGCACGCGCTCTACTGGCTCGGGTTCATGTGGATCTGGAACCGCGAGTTCTTCCCGCGCTACGCGACGGCGGCGATCCACATCTACGTCCCCGCTGCGTGGTGGCGCACC